ACAGAGAGTTGTCTTGTCGCTATTGGTGGAGAGGGTAACTATAGAAACACAATTTACCCTCCCTATAAAGCCAACCGTATAGGAAAGAAGAGACCGACACACCTAGAGGCATGTAAGAAGTTTCTACAGGACAACTACAACACGCAGGTTACCTGTGGTATTGAGGCAGATGATTTGTTGGGAATAGAGCAGACAGACGACACTGTTATCTGTTCCATCGACAAAGATCTTCTTCAAATCCCAGGTAAACACTACAACTTTGTTAAGCAAGAATGGAAGGACGTAGACGAGCTTTCTGGACTACGTTCCTTCTATAAACAGATAATTACAGGCGATGCTTCAGACAATGTTCCTGGTTTCGATGGTGCTCTCCGTACTACTACTCCTTTATTTGTACTGGGACTACTAGAACCACTAGACTCATACCTCACTGAATATGAGATGTATAGGTATGTAAGAGATGTTTATGCAGATGGTTGGGCTTGGACAGAAGATTGGGAAGCCCAGTTACACATCACTGCCAAGCTGCTCTTCATACAACGAAAGGAAAGGAAGATGTGGGAACCACCATCTTTGTCTTCGGAAGTAATTTAGCAGGTAGACACGGTAAAGGTGCTGCTTTAGAAGCTTATAAAAAATGGGGTGCTACTTATGGGTTTGGTGTTGGTAGGCAAGGAAATAGCTATGCAATACCCACAAAAGGTTATAGATTAGAAACCCTCCCATTAACTACAATTAGATTCTTTGTACAAGAATTTTTAGAGTATGCTTTAAGAATGCCTGGAAATGTCTTTAAGCTGACACCTATTGGCTGTGGATTGGCTGGGTATAGTCCAGAACAAATAGCACCCATGTTTGAGACAGCTCCTAGAAACATTATTTTACCAGAGGAGTTTTTATCAGTATTATCTCCTGGACTCCTGGACGAAAACGAAGCTTCATAGTAAGTGTATTACGTAGTGGGTCACGAAGGTGGCCTCCTAAATACGAAACCCTAAACGAAGCTAAGACAGAGAAGAAGACAAACAAGAAAACTGGTAGGCTTGCTCAGCATTTCCAATGTGCCTCTTGTAAAGAGGAATACACAAGCAAGGACGTGCAAGTAGACCACATAGAGCCCATCATTGATCCAGCAGTAGGCTGGGTTAGTTGGGACAAGTTTATTGAACGTCTCTTCTGTGAGAAAGAAAATCTTCAGGTGTTGTGTAAACCCTGTCATGAAAACAAAACAAAAGGGGAACGAAATAGACGTAAGAAAAGCAGTAAAAACAAGTGAAGGTTCTGTTGTATTTGAAGGAGAGCTTTCGCCAGATGAGTTTGATTTTGTACTTGGTCTAGGGCTTTCCTATCTATTTGAACAAGGGGCCCTCCCTTTTAAACAACTAGACGATGAGGAAGACCTAGTACATTTTGTAGGCGGTACGGAAACAAAGCAATGACACGTCACTTCATCATTCCTGATTGTCAAATTAGACCAGAAGACAACACAGAGTTTCTAACACATGTAGGTAAGTACCTAGTGGAGATGAAACCTGATGTTGTTGTCTGTCTGGGGGACTTCGCTGACATGCCTTCTCTAAGCTCTTATGACGTGGGCAAGAAGAGTTTTGAAGGTAAGCGGTATGTCAATGACATTAAGGCCGCCAAAGAGGCTATGAAGGCCCTTCTAGAGCCTCTTAAAGCTTATAATGACAATGCTAGAAAGACAAAACACAAAACCTATAATCCACGACTCGTCTTTACACTTGGTAATCATGAAGATAGAATCAACAGAGCAATAAATAATGATGCTAAACTTGAAGGTGTATTATCAATCGACGATCTTGGGTATAAAGAAGTTGGGTGGGAAGTGTTTCCATTTCTTAGTGTTGTTGTTATTGACGGCGTGGCTTATTCCCATTATTTTACTAGCGGCGTTCTTGGACGGCCTGTCTCTTCTGCTGCTACATGCCTCACAAAAAAGCATCAGTCTTGTATTCAAGGCCACCAGCAAGGCTTACAGATTGCTATGGGACATAGGGCTGATGGTAAAGCGCTCACCTCAGTCATTGCGGGATCGTGTTACGAACATCACGAAGATTATTTGGGACCCCAAGGAAACAAACACTGGAGAGGAGTGCTAATAGCTCACGATGTTAATGAAGGTGAGTTTGATTTGATGCCTGTAACTCTTAAATATCTACGCTCAAAGTATGCTACAACCGATTAATTTGTGGGGAATGCCTCCTATGAAAGACCATCCAACTGTTAGACAAAAGATTCTTGATGATGCACGTAGTATTGTAAGTAAGGACAGAGCTTCTACTAAAACAACCCCTGAAAATAGTTTTGAGCATATTTCTAAACTATGGAGTAGTTTTCTTAGTCATGATATTAAAGCATCAGAAGTAGCAATTATGCTGGCCCTGCTTAAAATTGCAAGGCTAAAAACAAATCCTAAGCACAGAGATTCCTGGGTAGATTTGGCTGGGTATGCTGCTTGTGGAGCTGAGTGTGAACTAAAAGAACAAGAAGACTGGCAACTACAACAACACAAAGCACGCCTAGAACTAGAAGAGGTCTTCCGTGTTTTCCATGGAAAAGAAAATGCACCCTAACCTTGAAGAACTTAAAGAACTAATTGCTGCTGAACTCTCAATTGAAGAGATTATGGATATTCTTGGATGGACCAATATTGATTTAGTGGAAGCCCTGGAAGATCATATTAACGATAGTTTTTTGGAGTTCGCGAAAGCAGTAAAATGACTGGTCAGACTACGTACAAAGAGATTTACACAGAGAAAACAAAAGGTAAGAAGCGTTATCTAGAACGTATTCAACAAGACAAAGAGGCTAAAGAAGAGACACTTAAGGCATTAGAGGAGATGGTTCAGGAAAACCAACGTCTAGGTTTGTATGAGGAGTGGTATGAAAAAGGCTGATATTTCAGTTAGTTTGATTGACTACATGGGAGATGATATTTCAGTTGTTAATGCTGCTCGTGTGTCCTTTAATAAGCGAAGCGAGTATGAGCATTACATTGAAAATCCCACCCTTCCAGAGAAAGACGCAAAGCTAATCAAATATCTAGCCAAGCACAACCATTGGACACCCTTTGCACATACCTGTCTCTCCTTCAGAATTAAAGCTCCTATCTTCGTCGCAAGACAGCTTGTTAAACATCAAGTTGGGGGTGTGTGGAATGAAGTGAGTCGTCGATATGTAGATGATGAACCAGAATTCTTCTTTCCAGATGTTTGGAGGGGGAAACCAGTAAATGCCAAGCAAGGAAGTAGTGGAGTTGTAGAAAATATTTGGTGGATTCCAGAAGATTCCTATTATTCCGTTCAAGAGGGTGTAAAGGAAATTACACAATACTCTTTAAATAGATATAAACGGATGATACAAGAAGGAGTTGCCCCTGAACAAGCCCGCATGGTGCTTCCTCAAAACACAATGACTGAGTGGATTTGGACAGGTTCCCTTCCATTCTTTACTCGTGTCATTGCCCTACGTACAGATCCCCACACACAACAAGAAACACAAGAGGTTGCTAAACGCCTTAAGGAAGAAATTCCTAAATGCTTTGAGCATTCTCTAACAGCTCTTTTGGGAGAATGAAAATAACAGATAAAATCTATTATGTTTATCTACATACCCACCCAGAGAACAAGGAAGTAGTTTATTGTGGTAAGGGTACTGGAGGACGTGCTTGGGATATTACTAGAAATAAATCACAAATGCATCCTGACCATATTAAATGGATGATTGAATTACAGCAACAAGGATATACCCCACAAGACTGGGTTTGTATTCTTTATAAAGGCTTGTCTGAATCAGAAGCGTTTGAACTAGAAACCCAATACCGTCATAATACAAAGCTATATAAGTTTGATCGCATGTGCGGTGAAAAGAATCACCACGCTAAACTTACTAATAAACAAGTACTAAGAATCTTTCTCTTATGTAAGAATAAAGAAAGAACGCATCAACAAATTGCACAAGAATTCGGCGTATCACGAGCCGCCATTTCTATGATCGCATCAAGAAAACAATGGAAGGCTGTTACTGCATGTCTAGTGTAAGTCAAGATTTTTCTCAATTAGCCAACCCAGATTATTCTGTCTATATCCATCGCAGTCGTTATGCTCGTTGGCGTAATGATCTAGGTAGACGAGAAAACTGGCAAGAGACCGTTACCCGTTATTGTGATTTCTGGAAAAAGAAATACCCTAACATCTTCCCTTATGAGCGCATCTACAATGCAATTTATAATCTAGATTGCGTTCCTAGCATGAGGGCTTTGATGACTGCTGGCGAGGCACTAGAACGAGATAACATTGCAGGTTTTAACTGCTCTTATATTCCTATTGTAGACACACGATGCTTCGATGAGGTTATGTTTATCCTCATGAATGGTACAGGAGTAGGTTATTCTGTAGAAAGGCAATATGTCTCACGGCTACCGGACGTGGCAGAGTCATTCCATAGAACTGACACGGAAATTTCAGTTGCAGATAGTAAACAAGGATGGGCAGCAGCCCTCCGACAACTCATCAGCCTGCTATATTCGGGGCAGATTCCTAGGTGGGACGTATCAAAAGTTAGACCCGCTGGGGCTAGACTTAAAACTTTTGGAGGCAGAGCTTCAGGACCGCAACCCCTTGAAGAACTATTCCTATTTGCGGTTGCCTTGTTTAGCAAAGCTGCTGGAAGAAAACTCACTAGCGTCGAATGTTCGGACCTTGTGTGTAAGATTGCAGAGGTTGTGGTCGTGGGAGGTGTCCGGCGGAGTGCGCTTATCTGTCTTAGTAATCTTACTGACGAGAGAATGCGTAACTACAAAAATGGGCAATGGTGGGTAGATGACAAACAACGTGCTCTAGCTAATATCTCAGCTTCCTATACAGAGAAACCAGACATTGGTATTTTCATGAAGGAGTGGCAAGCGCTTTACGAAAGTAAGAGCGGTGAGCGCGGTATTTTCAATCGCGTATCTGCACAGAAACAAGCAGCACGTAACGGACGTAGAGATGCTGACCAAGAGTTCGGCACAAATCCATGCGGCGAGATCATCCTACCCCCCTTTGGCTATTGTAATTTGTCAGAAGTAGTAGTAAGAAGTACAGATAGCCTAGAAGACCTACGAGATAAGGTAGAGATTGCTACCATCATCGGTACATTTCAGTCTACTCTTACTGACTACAAATACATCCGAAAGAAATGGAAAGAGAATGCGGAAACAGAGCGTCTACTTGGCGTAAGCCTTACAGGTATTATGGATCACCCTGTACTTTCAGACCGAGAGAGTTGGGAAGACAGGAGCTTGTCAACTAGCCTACAAGAGCTAAGAGAGCACACTGTACAGACAAACAAGGAGTGGGCAGAGAAGCTTGGAATTAATGTTTCCGCGGCCACAACCACCATAAAACCGAGCGGTACGGTATCTCAGCTTGTGGACAGTGCTAGCGGTATTCATCCACGTCACAACCCCTTCTATATCCGAACAGTTAGGGCAGATGTTAAAGATCCTCTTGCACAGTTCCTAAAAGATAAAGGAGTTCCTTGTGAACCTGATGTTACTAACCATAGCAATCTTGTGTTTAGCTTTCCTATTGCTGCACCTAAAGGAAGTGTTACACGGAACGAACGGACCGCTATTGAAGCTCTTGATCACTATCTTGTGTTCAAGCGCCACTGGTGTGAGCATAACCCTTCTATTACTGTCTATGTAAAGGAGCATGAGTGGTTGGAGGTAGGTGCCTGGGTGTATAAGAATTTGGATGATGTAGGTGGCGTCAGCTTCCTTCCTCATTCAGAGCACATCTACAAACAAGCACCCTACCAAGACATTACTGAGGAAGAGTACAAGAAACTTGTAGCGGAGTTTCCAACCATTCCTTGGGAAGAGTTTCCAGAGTATGAAAAAGAAGACATGACTACATCAAGCCATGAACTGGCTTGTGTCGGGGGGGTCTGTGAATTGTAACCCAAACGGTAAGGGACGTGGACAACACATTCAGTAGCTAGTTCGACTCTAGCACAATAAACAGACAAAAAGAAAGGGCCCAAGGAGTAATCCAAGGGCCCTTTTTCATATTACTACTTTCTTAGCTCTCTCAAAGAGTTTTAACCTATCGGCTAGGCCATTAAGGCCCCCATTGATTTTACGTGTTACCTTACGGAAGTCGTCACAGAATGAGTTTAAGTTTTTATTGTACCAAAACCAACCAGCAGACAGAGCAGCATTTTCAGGTTGTTCAAGCAACTCTGGTTTTTCCAAAAGCGGTAGGTCCAACGCAATGCCACAAAGTATATAATTACTCTTTCCGGTTATTTGAATCAGTCCTCTACCCTTGTAGCGAACCCCGTCTCCAGGTGATGTGTTCCCCAAGTCCTTACGACCCTCGTAAGCTGTGCCTGACGCTAGTTCTTTCACGTAATGCAATTGCCCACTCTCATGACCAACTTGTGCGAGGAACGTCTGAATCTGTAGAGGAGTTGTTATCCCAAATACTAGAAGTGCTTTGTTTAGGTGAGGAAGGAACATCCTAATTTTGTCAGGATCTCCTTCCTTATAAATAGCTAATAGCTGTTCTTCATTCACCATCATTAAACTCTTGGTACTTACGAACACTACGAAGGTCTTTAGGGGTTCCTTGTGCTCTTTGTTTAGGACTTAGGTTTCTTTCTACAGAAGCCTTCTTAATGTTCTCTTCTACAATAGCCATACCACTTCCAGGAACATTGGAAATACCGTCATATTCTTTAGCCAATACAAAAGCTCTTGCGTACTCCTTTCCAGCAATAGCAGATTTAATCTTAGAGGCCATAGCTTTTTGCTTGTCCTGTTGCACTTTATAGGCTTGACGGTCTTTGTATAGGTCTGCTCCCTTAACAGCATCGTATAGAGTGCCCATCCCTAAATAAGAACCCACTTCCCTAGCCTTAGCTACTTTAGCAGCTTCTACTGGATCGCTAGGAGTTTCGTACTTAGGTAAACCATCCTTCCCTAGGATGCGACCACGCTCATCAGTATTCATGAGTCTTTCAGACAACTTACTTAGTCCGGTAGGCATAAGTTCCTGTACAGCACCCTTGATATTAACCTTTGAAGGGTCGTTTACTGCCTTAGCAACTGAACCAATAACCTTACCAGCAGCTTCTAAATGAGGGGATACTGCTTTAGCAACAGTATCTGGAACCATATCCGCAGCAGAAACCTTAGCTTGGAAGTTTAGGTCTGATGCAGTAGACACAACACCACTCTTTAGAAACTCAGGCATACCCTTAAGAAAATCTTCTCGTATGGTATGTGGTTTTCCATAGACCATCTCAGTGATTTTACCATAGAGTTGGTCTGCTTCTCCGTACCCCATCATACCAGTAATACCAGCAAAGAATAGCATACTACCAGTCATCAATAGCATACTACGCGGGTCCTTGGCTCTACCAAAAGCCTCCTGAATAGTTTTAGAATAAAGATTGGCTTGGCTATGTTTAAAAGTGGTTAGACCACCAGCAAACTGACCTAGTACTCCTAGCTTCTGATACATTAAGGGACGTTCCCATGGATGGTAATTAGTCATACCAGTTTCAAGAGACTTCTCAGCAATTGATAGAGCTTCTTTAAGTGGTACACTACCTCCCTCATAAAGCATGTCCACTAGTCCTAAGAAGGCTGGTAATTTCGTAGCTCGGTCACCAGCAGAGATAGTAAAGTCTAAGGCAGAACCAACTTTTCTAGTGATAGCTTTCTTAGTAGCTCTATGAGAAAGCTCTAGTTCGTTGAAAGCAAACAGACCCCTATCATTAGCATATTTAATTGCTTCCTTAATGTGCTCAGGAGCAATACCTAGTTCTGGTTTGTCATACCACTTAGCTAGGTTCTCTACTAGAGCCCATTGAGAACCCCTAGCAAAAGCAGTTACTATGTCATGTTGTGGAAGGCCTATCTTAGATGCTAGTATAGAGGCTACAGGAGCCCACGTCTGTGCTGGCTGTAGAAGCTGGGCACTAAGAAAGCCCAGATTAAGTCCCATGAACTTTCTATTCATAGCACTCTTAACATGACCTAGAAAGTTAACTGGTACTCTACTGCCTACACCAGTAATACTTATAGTATCAAAGATTGAGTTAAGAGCCTTTCCAACAGAACCGGTATTCCCTTTGATATGATCAGCATATTGTTGTAAATATGCCTTGGCATTTGGTTGATTGATTTCTGGATCTAGTACAATCTTATTGATTTCTGCTAAAGGCTTTTGTAAAGCCATGTGCTCGATAGCAGTTTCAAAATAATCAATCATAGCACGAGCAGCTTCTTTAGCATTCTTCTCTCTACTTAGCCAAGGTTTATTACCTTCGCTACCGCCTACCTTACCACTCTTACGTAGTTCATGCTTACTAACCCCGAATAAATCGTTGTTCGCAAGTTTCTGAACCTCTTGTCCCCTTGACAAGACCTCGGCCATCTTCGGATCATTCTTTGCAATGATGGCGAGTACGTCATTTAATCCACTAAATACATCTACCTGATTCTTTCCGTTTAGCCCACTATATAACATTGAGCCAAACGTAGCGTCTGGATACTGCTTTGCGTAGTATTCTTTAGCAGCTTTCTGACCATACTTAGTATCAGTAGTAATAAAGGCTACTACATCACCCTTCTTATCAAAGACAGCAGTTTTAAACTGACCTTTCCATACATCAGTAAACCACCCCTCATGTGGTTCAATGGGCTTAAATCCTAGAGACTGTCTAACTGCGTTTTGGTTATCTAGAAGAGCTTGGCTATGTTTGTAATAGGATTCTACAAAACTACGCTGCTTCTCATTAAATCCCAGAGAATCCATTACCTCTGGTGTTAGTTTAAACTTGTTTTGACTGCCTTGACGAAGCGCTTCAATGACAGAAGTGAGTTCTTTACCACTTAGGTTTTGTACCTTAATGGCCAAACCATCCTGTTTATTTGTGACAAGTTCTTGACTAAGGCGTGCCATAAGGGCACGGCCATCTCCAGACACTTTACGGATATAGCGTAGGAGTGGGTTTCCACTCATAATAGTTACACCCTGAATACCAGCAGCAGCTTGTCTAGTTGCTCTAGAAACACCTCCACGTAGATCTGGTTCCGTAGAAGCAAGATGCTTAGCCTCTTCTAAAGTTGTTACATCTAACCATTCCTTAGGAATATCCTTAGTACCAACTGTTTTAGAGAGTACCCCAAGCTTTGTCTGCTCTTGTTGTTTAAGGGCAATGTTCTCAGGAGAACGGGGTGTCTGTGGTGTATCTGGTGTAACAGGACGTTCCTCTTTTGGAAGAAGTTCTAGTTCTCCTAAGAAGGTTTCTACTTTACGAGCAGGTCCTTCTAATGACACTGGACGTTCTGAGAAGATGTTAGCAATCTTATTACCTCTACCATCAGTAAAAGTAATAGCGTCGTACCCCATTCCTTGTAGGGTTTTGTTAGCTTCGGAACGGCTTCCTGTTTGTTCAACAAGATTGTTATACATCGTTTCGTTAGAAACTCTTGTATTAGGATCAACCTTGTTAAAATCAAAGGCATTAGAAAAGGGCTTATCTACTGTATATACAGAACCTTCTTTACCGCCGTACAGACCAGCAAGATCCCTAGACATGGTGATGTAATGCCCAGGACCAGCCTTTTGTCCTTCTGCGTTTGGTCTAGTAGCCTGCTCCTCTAATGTACGTGTCTTTGTAAGGACTTCCGGTGAACCAGTATACCAAACATCCTGTTTAGTTTTGGGCTGTGCAGGTACTGAGTTAAAGGAGAAATCTAAAGCAGTTTGTTCTGGTTGACGGGTGAGTTGACCAGCTTGATTGGTATCATGGGGAAGTAGTTCATCACCAAACAGTGGAATCTGCTCTCCTTCAGGAAAGTCTTTTTGTTTAACTTCGTTAGCGAGAGCCTCTGCCTGCTGTTTCTTAGCAAGCTCAATTGTAGCAGCATCAGATACTACTTTAGAGATAGGTTCTTTGTTAGCAATACCAGTTTTATCTGTATAGAGAACATCCCCTTCCTCTACCTTATTCTTAGCTTGACGAATAATTCTTTCTAGAGCCTTCTTTTCTTTTGCTCCAGAAAGGTTGGTAGTGTCGCCTGATACTCCCTTAGTTGGTATAGGATGTGCCAATAAAGAGGGGGCCTGAAACATAGCCCCACCAGTAGCGGCCAGAAGAGCACTTTCTGCTGTTGGGGTAAATTGTTTTTTGGCTTGTTCTGTAGAAGCCATACCAGAGATAGCTTGTTTTGTCAAATAGTCTTGTGCGGCATTTATAGCTGAACCAGAAATAACTTGGCTAATAGGCCCTAAATTACGCAATGGTTTTGCCATAGGTAAAGCTGCACCAACCATATTACCAGCAGTATCTATAGCAGTACCTCCTACAGCAGTGGGAAGTGATTCTCCAGCATCCAACAAACTCTTACCAGTAGTTGCGGCATCATAGCCAAACATTCTAGGAATTTGTAATGGAGCAGTGGCGGCCATACCTCCAAGTTTAGCTAAGGTGGGGGTCTGCTCATCGTTTGGATTAGCCCACTGCTTTCTTTTATTAAGACGCTCCTGTAAAAGTCTAAACGTATTATCAGAAAGATTTTCTGAAAAGGGCTTGGCCAAAGAAGCTGCTTGTGAGGATAGGAATACATCTCCGGCATTAATTGCCTCTGCTAAAGCTTCTTTGTTGGCCGTCTCTCCCTCTCCAAAGAGCCCTGCTAAGCTACCGCCAATAAAAGGAACCGATCCTAGACCAGTCTTAATAATATTAGTCACACCCTCAATAGGCCCTTGGGGTTTCTTCTTAGACTCATCAAACAAACCTAGGGGATCATTACTACTTGATTCAAACAGACCTAGTGGATCGTTCATTTTATTCCTTAGTTAATATCAACACCAAATTTATCCTTATAGGCCTTCTTCAATTTGTCTACTGGTACTCCAGGATACATTTGCTGTAGTTTTTGTACGCTCATTTGTGGAGCGGGTTGGGAGGTAGACTGCCCCGCATACTGTCGTACTTGTGCTTCTACTTCAGGACTAGAGTATTGAGCACCCTCTTGAATGTCTTGTGCTACCTGTTGCCTATTGTCAGGGAATCTACCAGTACCTCTAGAAACTACTGGAGGTGCTTGCGGAACTTGTAGTTGCTTTGTAGGCACTTGTCCTTGGGTAGTACCTGAAATGTCTACACTACCCTCACGAGCTTGTGCAGGACGGTTATACCATAGATCAGCGTAGTACTTAGACCTTTGAAGAGCATAATCAATCTCATCTTGTGGAGCACCCTGCTCTGCTAAGAGTTCCGCTTTTCTAGCATAAGCCACAGAAGCTTTATCAAAACTACCAGAGGCTAGAGCCTTTTCTAGCGCATCCTGCTGGCCTCTTACAGCATGCTTAAACTTACCGGCATCAATGGCTTGTTGTTGTGTTTTACGAGCCTCTTCACCCTGAGCACGGATACCAGCAATTTGCTTATCCCCAGAGAGTTTAATACGCTCTCTCTCAGCAACCATGTCTTTAGTAAAACGCAACCCCTCAATTCCTTTTTGCTTAATCTCAGGAGTTTCTCCATTAAAAGCCATTTCTTGGAATCTATTTGTGAGGTCTTTGATGTGGGCATCAGAAGCCTCAGACATAAACTTAGCTCTAGCAGCTTTTAGAGCATCTGGATATGTAGCAGCGCCCATATCATTAGAACGCTGCTTAATGGCACTATCCGCCCTAATTCCAGGAAGCTGTGCTCCGAGCTGCTCATTAGCCAAACGTGCTTGTTCTACAAGATAGGGATTGCGCTGCTCATCAAAAATATTAGCAAGTTCTGATTTACGTAGGTCTTGTTGACTTTGTTGAAAAGCACCCTCCTTCCAACGAAGAGCATCTGTCACAGCACCTGGGTCTAGTGTGTATAGAGAGTCTAGGTTTTTGATATCACCTAAATTGTACATTAATAGTCTCCCCCGAATAGTTGCCCATAGAGCCCTGGTTGTGATTGGTAGTTCCAATCGTATGTAGGATTGAACCTAACCTGCTGCTGCTGTTGTGGGGCATACATCTGTCCAAGTCTAGAAACACCTTGAATAGCATTAGCAGCCAATCTCCGTGACTGTTCGT